CGGCGCCCAGACTTTGCCGGGCGCCGCCGTGAACTGGATGATCAATCGGTAGCGTTTGCCCGCCTCGAGCGCCGTCACCGCCTGGATGAGCTGGGTGCCCTGGATGACGGCCGCGCTCGGGTGGCCCGCGGCATAGTCGAGACCCGTATCGATCTGCACGAGCGTGCTTGCCGCACCGCTCGCAGTCTCGCCCGACTCGAGCAGCGAGGCCACGTCGAAGGCCAGCGGCAGCGTCTCGTGCGAGCTCATCTCGAAAACATCAGGACAGACGCTAATCGCGCTTCGCATCTAGGTGGGCCTCGCAACAAACTGCAGACTGCGCGGGGAGGTGGCCAGGTGAGCATGGCGCACGGGCGACGTGAATTGGCTATCCCGCGGCGACGGACTGAACTGGGTAGGCCGCGCGGCGGACGCCACGGTAACCCGCCGCGGTCGGCACGTACTGAAGATCAGGCTCACCTCGACGGGTACGATGACGCACGCTTCCATCCCGCCATAGGTGAACGCTTCCAGGCCGGCGTACACGTTCCGCTCGAGACAGGCATACGTTCCGTTCATCAGGTCACTCCGTACAAACGGAACACGGAACCGATGCGGAAATTGTTTGCGCCAGGATACAAGCGGACTGTCGTGACCGCCGCGGTGTTGCGCCAGGTGCCATGCACCATGCCGGCGAACGACTGTGCAGCACTCATCGCTGTCTCGATATTGAAGAAGGTCGCATCGATCTGCTTGAACCAGATCGTGTTGAGGAAATCCGGCAACCGGACTTCGCCCGCCGACGATGTGTTGGTCACGCTATTCGGAGCGATGTTGCCCACGCGCACATAGGCGAGGTTGTCAAAGCCGAAGCCCACGGTGCTCGCTCCCGCCGCGCCGTGGAACGCACCGTAGTTGTAGTTGGTTCCGGTGTCACTGTTGAGCCGCAGCCGACATTCCTGGGGTGTCGTACCGCCGTCGAGCTGCGTCTGCCAGTTGAGGCGAACCTCAGAGTAGCCACTGGTTGGCAGCGTGAAGTCGACAAACGCCGCGACCGCGGACAGGGTTTGCGTGCTCAACGACACCAGCGCGCCGCTGCCACCGCCGCCGCCAGACGGCGCTGCCCATGTCTGATCACCGCGCAGGAAGGTCGTCGAATCGGCCGTACCGCTTCCGAGGCGTACCGTTGGTACGCGCACGTTGGCATCGAGGCCCGCGTAGCCGTTGGCCTGGTCCTTTTCCGATAGGAGCTGATAGCGCGTATCAGTGCCTGAACTACTCGAGCCAACCGTCAGTTTGTAGGCCACCGCGGCGTAATTGGCAGCGGTAATGCCCGCTCCGTCGAAGGTAATCGTGAACACTCGTCCGGCCGGCGGATTGCCGAGTGCGGTGTCAATGCCGAACCGGACCGTGTCCCAATTCAGCGCGTGCCATGACAGGCTCGGAACGCCGACCGTCCAGGTCTCGTGATAGACCGTGTCGCTTGCTGCAAAACTGCTGGCGCTGCTCCAGCACACAAAACCGTCGCTACTCCGGACCAGTTCCAGTTTGAAGTTCTGAAGCGCACCCGCCGCCGCGGATTGGACTGTGTCGATGGTGAACGCCCCGGTCCACTGCTGAATCGACTGAGAGAAGTACGTTGCGGGCCGGCCTTCACTTCCGGTACAGGTGTAATTGAAGACAAGCGTGCCCATTGGTTACAGCGTGTTCTGCCCGTGAACAGCGAGCAGGTTGGATCCGCTTGCCACCAGCAGCGCAGGCGAGATCATGATCGTCTGCGCCAGTCCACTGCTCGGGTTGATACTGATGGACGTTCCGTTGATCCAGACCGAGATAAGTCGGTTGTCGGCCTGAATCTCCAGGGTGGCCGTGGTGATGGACGTGACCGCGAGCGTGAACGTGTACCGCGTCAGGGCCTGTTCCGCATCGTTGGCAGGTGTCGTCGTACGCCAGATTGGGCTCGCGCCGCTGATACTCGGGAAGCCGGCAGCCTCAGTCGCAACCACGGCGGCAGCCCAAGCCGAGTCGTCGTACCCGACGGTTTGCCAGCCCGTCGGGGGCGCGTTATTACTCGTGCCGTTCCAGAGACTCATCGCTTTGGCCGATGTCGACGACACAAAAGTGGCCGAGCTGCTGCTCGTCGGTGCACCTGGAATGAAGACATTCGCTCGGCGACGAGCCGGGTCGTCCGAAACCACAACCCCCGGCCCTTGGAAATTCAGGATGCGATGATCGTTGGCGATGACCACCGCATCGTCCTGGGCAGCGATCGTGATCGGCGGCAGCATCGAGGCGACGATTTCGCGGACCTGCTTATCGATCCGGGCGTAGATCGCTTCGAGGAGTCGGACGGCTTGCGTGCTGGCCATCAGGGTGGGGGCGGCGGATTGTCCTGCTCGAGCCCGCCGCCGGTGAGCCCGTAGGTCGCCGTCCAGCCGCGATCGTTGAACTCCCACTGGTACGACTGCAGCCACATCTTCTCGCCGATGGCCAGTCGCGCGAGCGCGTCGAGCAGAACCGTTTGCCCTGGCCCGTCCAGATTGTCGCGCCAGCTCGGGACGGTCGCCTCGACGAACTCCTTGTTGACGTCGTTGATGATCTCGTCGGCGATCTGGTCGGCGCGTAAGCCGGGCGAACCGTCCCAGATGCCGGTGTCTATGTCGACGCCGCTTTCGATCAGGTCGCTCGAGAACTCCTCGCCGTGACGTGTCGCGGTAGCACTTCCATCGCCCTGAAAATCGTTCGCGCCGCTCGCACTGCCTTCGACGGGGCCGAGCCCATCCCCATAGTCATGCCCGCGCACGTGAACGTAGTTCCGAGTCTGCTCGGTGTAGCGATTGCCCGTCGCCCCATCGAGGATGTGCTCGGGACCCAGGCGAAAGTCTTCGGTGAAGTCGGGGTGGCCGATCATCTTGACCCGCCTGATCTCACCGTTGTGATCCTGGTAGGTGCGGTAGAGCGTCGCCCGGTCGAGCTGCTGGATGTAGTTCCAGGCCGTCGTGCCCGCCTTCCAGTCGAACGCTTCCGGCGCGCCCGCCGCGGCGCCGAGCGTAATGCCCGTACCCGCGATGTTAGCGGCGGTATAGGTCACCCCTGGCACCTGGTCGAGCGCCCACTGGACGAGCGCCTGATCGGTTGCGCCAGTCGGGAAGGTCTCGTCGAAGTAGGTGTCCTCGGCCGGCGCCCATTCGTTGGCGTAGGCGAGCGTGCCCGTGCCGACGATCTCGATGCTCTTCGGGAATGCTGACGGGCGGAAGCGGCGCACGCGACCGGTAAACCGCTGAAGGGTGTTGAGCTGGCCGCCGGCCGTCACGGTCAGGGTGTCCTCTTCGTTGCCCGTGGCCGGCTTGGCCGTCACGAACACGCTGCACGTCGGCCAGCCGCCGTCAGCATCGATCTGACCGCGCGCGCTGATGACATCGGTCAGGGTGACGCCAGCGAACACCACGGACAGGCTCACGTCGCGCAGAACAACCGGGCCCGGCTCGGGTGCGACGCATGCCTCGAGGTCGGCATACGTCCACGCTTCGAGCAGGCCGTAAGAATTCGATTCGAGACAACCGTACCCATTCAAATAGGCGTCCCCGTGATCAGGAAGTCAGCGGAACCGAACGTGCGATTGTTGACGGTGTAGGTCGAGCGCTCGAGCGCGGTGAGGATGGCCGAAGTCGAGCCGAGCCCATCGATCGTGAGCGTGCCGGCACCTGGTCCACGCACGATGTCGATGACGATGCTGCCGGCGCCGACCGGGACGTGCACGCCGTACTTGCTGGTGACCAGCGCGAGCAACGCCTGCCAGTCAGCATGCGCAGGGAAGTAGATCCCCAGCGTGAGCTGCGGCAGGTCGCCCGAGGCTTGCCGCGAGCCGCGGATCGTGCTGCGGAACGTGGCCGTGCTGGCGCCCACCTGAAAGCTCGACATCAGGACGGCCCGCGGCGCACGCCTGAGAGTTGGATGGTCGGTGGCACAGGCGCTTGTGCGCTGGCCTCGATGAGCTCCTTGTAAACCTCCTGGCTAAAGGTCTCGGAGCTGAGATTGATCGTCAGCAGAATGGATTGCGTCCGCTGCTCGGCGATCTGCGAGAGGAGTTTGTTGGTCTCCTGGGCGAGCGTGACTTGCGCGAGCGCGCGCTCCTGGGTAATGGCGAAGAGCTGCGCCTCCATGCCGACACGTTCCGCGGCCCGCCCGGCCAGCGTGACGCCACGGCCAGCCTGAAGCGCCGCCAGGGCTATGCCAGGCTCAGCCCGACCCAAGCCACGCAATGCTTGACGCGCTGCGGCGCGCTCTTCGCCGCTGGCCTGCCGATTGCTGGCGATGAGACGGGCGCGTTCCTGTTCGAAGCGCAGGTCCTCGAGTGCCTCGGTCGCTGGCAAGGCTGCCTGACGTGCACGGATCTGGGCCTCCGTGGCGTCGCGTTGCGCTGCCGCCAGCGCTTGCTGGGTTGGCAGCATCGACAGGCGGATGCTTGCCTCCTGAGCAGCGAGGTCAGTCGCCTGTCGCTGCAGATCGAGCTGATTCTGTTGAGCATTGGTAATCTCGCGAACTGCGGCGTCGACCTGGTCAAGAAATGCGAGGCGCGCGAGCTCCGCCGCGGTATCGCGTACCGGCAATTCGTTGATCTCACGGAGTCGGCGCAATTGCTGCTCAGTGCGCGTCCGCTCCGTCGCAACGCGAACCCGTTCTGCCTCAGCTTCGCCGGCGCGCGGGCCAATGTCATTGATCTCCCGCAGTCGTTTGAGTTCGGTTTCTTGAACCCGCTTACGCTCAGCATTAGCTGCTGCTCGGCGCTCCTCGAGCGCACGATCTACTGCGGCCGCCCCCAGCGCATTGGCGATACCGATCGGATCGACCCTGGCCCCACGTTCGAGTGCGCGTGCAAGGAGATCGGCAGCCTTGGCCGCTTCGTTCAACCCGGTAACCGTGGCCGGCTTCGTGACCTCCCCCAACGTCCGTTGGAGCTTGCGCCCACTGACCTCAGCACGGCCGAACGCGCCGTCGAGACTATCGGTTCCTTTTGCAGCTAGCCCGCTAAATGCTTCAGTCTGTTTGAGCAGCTCGTTGTAACGGATCTGCGCCTTCTGCTGGTCCGTCATCGTCTCGAACGTGTTCTTGAGCGACCCGTTCATGGCGTTGTTCTTGACGAACGTGTCGTTGAGCGTAAGACCCAGATATTCGGACGCCTCGGCTTCACCACGAATGGCGCTCTGTACCCGTTCGAAAGCTTCGGCGATGCCGATGCCGCGAATACGCGCCAGGTCGGCCGAGGCACGAATCAAGTTTTGTGTTTGCTGGATCGTGAGGCCGTAGTTCTGACTCAGCGTGCGAGCAGACAGCGCAGCTTCGAGGATGGCATCGGACGTGAACCCGGTCTGTGCCTCGAGCGCCGACGCGAATTTCGTGAACTGCACTGTCTGGTTGCCATAACTCGCCGTGGTCGCACGCACGATGCGCTCGTGATCTCGCTGAGCGTTGATGCTTGAGCTGACGGCATTGGTGGCGAGTTCGGCAGCCTTCGTCACCGTCAAGTACCCGACCGCGAACGTTTGTAGGTCGGCAGTCACACTGCGACTCGCCGACGCCGCAGTTGTCGCAACACCTTTAATGGCTTGCTGCGTCTGGGCCGCGCCAGCCGTGTCGGCGACGGTCCTGAGGTAAACCCGCAGCTCTTCAGTAGCCGGCATCAGCGCTTCACCGAATCGCGATGTAACTCAGAGGTCATCCTCGTCGTCGATGAACACGACCTCATCGCCCACCCCCATCCCCTGATAAGCGCGCGACACTTCCGCCTCGACGGCCAGTAACTCGAGCAGCCGTTCGCGCTCCGCGGCGCCCACACGCCAGTACTCGAACGGCGTCCCGCCGAACCGCTCGGCCAGCATGACCGCGAGGTACTGGTCAGGTGGATGGGCACCTACCCTCCGGTCCGGGGCTCGCCGCTGGTCGTTGAGGAAGTCTCGGAGCTGGCGACGGGTACTTTTGGGAGGCCGATGCTGGCACGGAACTCCTCGACATAGCGTTTATAGATGAACCCGACCACCCCTACCGGCAGGTCGAGGTCCTGTTCCGACTCGAGCTCGGCCGGCGGCGGGAATGGCTGGCCGTCCTCGTCGGCGAAGTTCCACGTCTGGACGATCCGCCCGAATGCCTTCCACCAGCGCGGCATATCGTCGATAGCCAGGAAATCGTCATAGACCGACGAGCGCGGGTTGGTGCGCATGGTGACCACCCAGCCGGGATAGCCGATCTCGTCGAGTGCGATGTCGACCGTGTTGATCGGTAGGGCGACCGTACCGTTCCGCTCCAGCAACATGACTATCAGGTCCTCTTCTTTACCATCGCTTTACTTTGACTTGTCCCCTTCTTGATGGCGCGCATTGATAGTTCCCACGTGAAATATTTCATCGTGCCGGTGGCCGCACTGGCCCTGTTTGGCCTGATTGGTTCTGCCAACGCCCAATCCGTCGAGCCAGCCGTCGAATTGGCTGCACTCAATCACGAAGTTCGTCTCAATAGCACTGCCGTCGACCATATCGACCGTCAGGTGAATCGTTGCGAAACCCCAGATGCTGAAGAGGTTCGGCAATTAGCGACCGCGGCCAACGAGCTTTCCCAGCAGGCAGCAGCGCTGGCCTATCGGTTGCCGGGACGTCTGCACGTACGCGCGCAGAATGCACAGAACATCGCGGAAACAAGTTTCTGGCGACTGATGCATCCGCCTGCGGCCGAACAGTGCTACGTGCCACCTGCCATCTCATAACTAGAGTTGGTTGAGCATGTTGCCGTTCGAGCTCCAGTTATAAGTCGTGGTCACCGCACCATCGACCGTGCTCGACAGACTCATATCGACCCATGCTGGTCCGCCAAAGTACTTGCTCATCGCGTTACGGGATGGATAGAGCGCGACGATACAGCCATCGACGCTCTGGGACGCTTGCCGCATCGTGGTATCGTCGCTCGCCCAGAAACCCGTAAGGGTTCCCGTCGCAGCCGGAAACCCGACCACTGAGGTGCGGTTGGTCGCGCCGAACTCTGTCGTGTCGACTCGATCCATCGAGTTGTCGAGCGTGAACTCCCGCAGTGCACCGACCAGGACCGGTGACCCCGCACCAGAGGTCGAGACATACGCGATGCTCGTTTTGCCGTGGTACTTGACCGCCATTCGCTCAAGCTCCTCTCTGGAGTAGTTGCGGCCGATCGAACTGCTCGAGGTCGGCCAGGATTTTCCCCGCACGCGCGACGAAGGTATGGGGTTCTACGGCGACACGCGCCTGTCGCGCGGCGTAATGTCGGCCGGGACTGTCCTGCAGATAAGTGCGCACCAGCTCCTCGAGGTGCTCGGGCGTGAACGTCGGCACGGCCTCGCCGAACAACTCACGGATTTCGAGTCGAACGTCAGACACCTGGAACAGGCCGCAGGCGGCGAGCTCGTACGTGCGTGGATTGGCGCTCTCCGCGTGCGCTACGCGCACGGCATGGCGTCCGTAGGTCTTGCTGGTCCGGTGCAAGTTCAGGCCGATTCTGGCGCGTCTGTAGAGCCCTACGGCGGTCTCGTTGCTGACCGGCCCCGCGCGCACGAACTGCCGCAGTTTTGCGGTCGGTCCGAGCAGCCCCCACTCGCCATAGAGGCCCAGGTCGATCCCCGTCCAGTCCACCGAGCGCAGGATCTCGATGCGCTCCGGAAAGCCCGAACCGACAAACACGACATCGTGCGCCGGCAGACTCAGGTCGAGCGGCAGGTCGGGCCGATGGCGCGCGGGATCGTAGGCGTGGCGAATGTAGCGCGCGTGCAGGCGATGGGTCGATGTCCGCTCGGTCGTCCAACAAATATCCGTCAGAGCGGACATCTTCTCTTGCTGATCGTCCTCGTACGGCGACTCGGTGAACAGCACCGCGGTTCGCAACCCAGCTCGGCGCATCATCCCGAGCACGTCCGGGTGAAAGAACATGCCCGAGATGATGAACACCCAGTCGGCCTCGAACCGCAGTGCCATCTC